TTGCTCTTGGCGTGCAGCAGGACGAGAGCCTTGCGTGCGACCCATTGAGCGGTGATTAGTGAGTTAGCCATTATTCCTTTCCGATTTTATTTAGTTCAGGCCGCGCATTTTCCGAGCTTGCTCGCGACCTGACTGTTTGCCTAGCCTGTGCTGCCTAGCAAATTCCTCTACCGACATGTTGGGGTCGGTGGGGTCTCTGCCGGTGGCACGACCGCCAGCCCTGGTGGGGGTGGGCGGAGGAGGCGCCTTGGTGATGGACTTCTTTTGCCCTGTTTGCGCATCGGGCTTAGAGCCTGACTGCTTTGACCCTGAAGTGGTGGGCGTCTCTGCCTCGATCTTTGCGATCATCTTCCCGATAGTGATGCACTGCTGGGCCGGGGACTGTTTCGCGGTGCGGATAGCCAGCGCGGTGTCCTTGCCAAACTCGTACAAAATTCGGGCGACGTGCTCAGACTGAGCTACAGCGACCCCTGCGTCCGGGCACAGCTGGTTCTGTGCTAGCACCGGGTTGTTCGTCACGACGGCCGTATAGTCTTTGTGCGTCTTCGCAAAATCTTCGATCCGCTTCTCGACTACAGCACGCCGCTGAACTGCCTCATTCTGGCCGCTCATCTCGCGAACGATCTCGCGAGCAGCGACCGCTGCCTGGGCCTTTGTCCACTTCTGCATCTTCGCACGGTACTTGTCGTTGTCGAACGCGATGTCGGGATCAGCGAGATCCGGCATCGGCTCGTCTTCAACGGGAGGAGCAGCTGCAGCGGTGGTCTGTGCGGCCGTGGGTTTACCACCGCCCTTCAACCTCTCCAGTTCTGAAAGTGCATCTTTCAGCTGGGTCTGCATGTGCTTGCCAAATATCTTCGTGCCTTCGAGCAGATCGTTCAGCTCTACTATGCGTTCCTCAGCAGAACCTTTCTTCGGGGCCGGCCGAACGGGGGAAGCCTCTACTTCCTCGTCGCCAGTCAAGTCCGCGTTGGGGTCTGTGTCATCGCTGAGGTCGACGTCTGCGGTGGACGAGTCCGCGCTGTCGTCCGAAGTCCCCTCACCCGAGTCGGTCGGGTCGCCGAGTGTCCCGTCTTCGTCGACGATGGGGGCGTCTTCGTCGACCAACGGGTCCTGTGCCGCTGCTGCGGCTTTGCCACCAGGCGTGGCGTCAACATTCTGGCCCGCGGCGACGGCGGCTACTGCGGCGGCGTCAGCGGCGCGGGCGGGTGTAGCACCACGGAACGGGTTCAACTTGTCGTCGACCTGCTTCTGCGGTTGCTTCTCGTAACTCTCTAAATCCTCTCTTGAAAAAGCCATGCTAGTCTCCTGTTTACACGGAATCCGCTTCCGCGAGGCGGTCAGGTCTCACCCAGACATCGAAATCAAGCAGCCTTGGCGGGCTTCTTGGGCTTGGCAGCGGCCATCGCCTTGGCGGCGGCGACCTTCTGCTCGTTCAACTCCTTCGTGTGCTGCATCGTGAGGGTATGCTTCTCGTGCATCCGCCTCATCTCGTGCGCGTGCGCCTGCGCGGCGCGCTCCATCTCTTTCTCGTGCTGCTGCTGTGCGCGTACCGACTCGGCCTGCTCGTTCGCGTACGCTAGCCGCTGGTTGTGGTGGCTCTCGTCCGCCTGCCGCAGCTGATCCGCCTGGTGCTGCTGGTGTTCGTGCGTCAGGTCCTGCAGGTGCCCGACGTGCTTGGCGGCGAGGTCCATCTGCGCGGACTGCGCGTCGGTCTGCTGCTGTTGCTTGTCGGCGCCGATCTCGTGCGCCAGCTTGATGTTCGCCAGGTGCTTGCCGGCGGCCTCGTACTGGATCTTCTGCTGCTCGATCGGGCTGACCTTGGCGCGCGACTGCGCGATCTGCGCGTCGGCGGTCATCTTTTGTGTCTTGCCCTGGAGCAGCTGCATCTCAAGCTGCTGCTGCTGCTCCTGCATCTGCTGCTGCTGGTTCTTCTTCGAGCCGACGCCCTCCGCCTTCTCCTTCGCGGTCGGCTGGATGATACCCTGCTGTATGAGCGGGATACGGAGGCGGTTCGCCATCTCCTGCGCGTCCGGGGTGTCGATGTTCTTCGCGATGAGGTCCTGGATGACCGGGGCCGCGCTCGGCATCGCCTCAGCGAACGAGAGCAGCGTGTCGAGCGCCTCTTGCCGCGCCGACTGGAAGCTGGGTCCGATCACTACCTCAACGTCGTACGACCCCTTCGAGAGGTCGTGCATGATGTCGCCGGTGAACTCGTTCTCTTTGTTCAGCTCGACCATCTTCTCGACGCCGTCCTTACCGATGATGCGCTCGACGCGCTCGGAGTCCATGACGCTCGGGATCATGTCGACCATCATCTCCCAGGTGAGCTGGAGCGCTGACCCGTACCCGTCGATGAACTCGTAGCTGCCGAGGTCGGACCGTTTCGTGTGCTGCACGAGCGCCTTACCAGAGACGCGGTTCATGTCCTCGGCGTTACCGAGGGCGGGGTCGAAGTAGCCGATGGTGGCCTGGATGTCTTGGATCGACATCTGCGCGAGCGCCATAGCGCCCTGCGGCAGGTCGAGAGGAGGTGTGCGGAACGGCATACCGCCCTCCGCGTTCTTGTCGACGTTGTAGGGTAGGTAGGGGCGGGAGGCGACGTTCGCCTGGGCCCACTCGTTCTCGTAGCCCTTGATCATTGCCTCGGTGACGAGGTACGGGGCCTTGGGTAGGAGCGCGGCGCGCTCGATGATGTCAGAGGCGCGGGAGTTGTAGCTGCGCTGCGCGTCCTTCGAGTGACGGACCAGCGACTGGAACTTCTTGCGTCCCTCGATGTTGATGTAGCGCCCGGGGCAGCGCACGACCGGGATACGCTTCCAGTCGTAGTAGTACGGGCCCTCGAGGACGTTGGACCCGTCGACCTTGACCCACATGACCTGCCACTTGATGGTCCGGCGGATCATCAGGTCGCCGGTCTTCTTGTTCTTGGCGATGCGTGTGACGCCGCTCTTCTCGTGCGTCAGCCCGTGGTCGTCGAGGTGCTTCTCGGTGGCCTTCAGGTCCGCGTCGTAGTCGCGCACGGTCCCGTCGGTCATCTTCGCGATCCACTTCTCGCGCGGGACGCGCTCGAAGTACTCAGCGATACGCACTTCCTTGTCCGTGAACCAGCCGTAGCTGTCGCGCGACATGTTGAAGCTTGAGCGGTTCCCGACCGGGTTCTCTCCGGTCGTGTACAGCTGGTCGTAGATGTCGTCGGAGATGCGCTCCGCGACGATGCACCGGTTGGCGTCGCCCGCGCACGCGTCAGCGCACTGCGGGTCCCAGACCACCGTCTGCGGGTTCGCGATGTTGACGACGCGGAGTACCTGGTCGAACGCGCCCTCGCCGTCGTCCTGCATGTAGGTCGGCATGATCCGCCACGCGCCGAACCCGCCAGCTACCGCGAACTTGAACTGCTCTTTGTAGATCTGGTCAGCGCGGCTTGCCTGCTCGATTGACCGGCAGAGGCCAGCGAAAACTTCCGCCGTGCTCTCTGAGGCGCCTTCGGAAGACGGCCGCACTTTCCCGGCGGGCCGCGTCTGGCGCATGTCCGCCACCACCATGTTCACTGGCTGCAGGCAGCGGTTGAACGTGTAGCACGGTTTGCCACGGCGATTCTGTAGAACTACCGGATCCCACTGGCCCATCGCCTCGGCGTTGTAGATGAAGTTCAAATCTTCAGAGTGCATGCGCCGGTTCTCTTCCCAGGCGCCGACGCCGTCGTCGTGGAAGTTACGGATGCGCGACATGAGCGCACCCTCGTCCTCGATACTAAACCCAGGCGAGTTGGGGAGCCTACCGCGTTGTCCCGGTAGGTCCCCGATCAGATCCCAGTTGTCGCCTGCGTTCGTCGTCATTTACGTTGGCATCTCGTCCAAGATTGCGCGCTGTCCGTCGCCAACGAAGACGCCGTCGAACGTATTGGGCGGAACGTACTTCGCTGCACCGTCATTCTTCCATTCGTGCACGGGTTTTTGGTCCTTTGTCTTTCGGCCGCTATCGATCAGCCTCTGGTGCTGGACGCGTACCTGGTTGCGAATCGCCGGGTTCTTGAAGCTGTACGGGGAGATCTTCCCCTTGCGCTCGATCACCAGGTTGTTCATGCCGGCGGTGATGTGGAGGGTGTATGTTCCCAGCTGCATCTTGCGGCCGTTCGAGTCGACGCGGCGCGGGTCCTCGTCCTGCTGGCACTCCTCGACGACCTTGCCGTCAGAGGCCGGGCGCTTCACGAAGCGCCACTCGGTGACGGTCGAGGCGGTCTTCACCTTCTCGCCCGTCAGCTTGTCTGTGTGCTCTTCGGTGTGCTCCACCTTGTGGGCCGACTGCTGCCGCAGCCGGATGCCCTCTTCATGTGCCAATTTCAGCGTAACGCTCATGTGGTCTCACCCTCCGTTCGTAGTGTGCTGATCAAGAAAGTACTCATCTCGTCGCTGCGCCCCTTGAGCGAGTCGATCATGCGATTGATCTCGGCGGTGTCCCGCTTGTATCCGTAGAACACGATCCGCTTGCTGCGCGCGTCGACCAACAGAAAGATGCCCTGGCGGCGGAACTCTCGCGCCACCTCGTCGATGGGCTTCACCCACTCCACACGCCACCAGGGGTAGCCAGCTCGGGGGTCCAAGCGAACCAGGGTAGGCCGCCCTCGCTAGCCGGCGGGGCCTTCGCTACGTCGAAACCGGACATGACGTTATATCGGGTCGCATCCATTATGTGGTCGTTCTTTTTTATAATGTTGCCCTTCTCGTCGCGACGGTAGAGGCGCACCTCCTTGAACCAGTTCGTGAGCGTGCTGAAGACGCGCAGCTGCTGCGTCGAGAGCATGTCCCAGGTCTGGACCAGACCAGACACGACAGTGTTGTCGGCCTTGCTGACCTTCAGCCCGAGCCGGCAGTAGGCGTCGATCAGTAGCTCGCCGTCGGGGCCGCGCGCCTTCTGCGCGGCGGGGTCGATGACGCCTGGAATCCACTGCCCGCGTCGCATGATCGCCGCGGCGTGCACGGCGGGATCGGCCTGGCCGCGGTAGTATTCGTCGTACGCCACCGCCGGGTACCGTCGCTGGCCGGAGGCGTCATTGAACCCGTTGTCGATGTCCCACGCGAACCAGATGACCGCGGTGCAGTTCCAGCCCGGGTCCATCCCATACGAGCGCGGCCAGTGCGACGGGATGTCGAACGGCTCGATCTTCATCACGTCCTCGGGGATCGGGTAAATCGCTCCGGTGCCGTGACCAGGGATGCCGGACTTTCTCGCCTGCAGCTGCCATGACGGCACGCCTGCGAGGATCTGTTTCATCTCTTTCTCACCTAAGTGCGGCACATCTTGCATGTCTAAGAACACACACGCACGCGACATTTACGCCACCGCAAAACGGTTTTTCTTCCGACTGTTCTCTTCCACTGATAGCAGTTGCAAATTCGCTGACACATGTAGCCCACTTACCAGCACCCCTTGAAGCGGGATTACGTGATCTACAGTTAGGTCAGCGTCTACCGCTCTATCGTAAAATGTTTGAATATCGTCCAGATCCGCCCAGGGCGGTATCCTCTGAAGCTGCGCCGCTTGACGCCGTGCGTTAGAGGCATTACAGATGGCTTTTCCAGCGTCTGTTTTTTTGTATGCGGCTTGTCGATCCAGCATTCTCTGGTTATTAAGCGTCTTCCATTTAAGCGACCATGTTCGATCCTTTATTGGATCTTTAGCGTACCGGTCTCGGCGACGCTGTCGCGCGCATTCTAAACAACGGGATTCTCGTCTTACCGAAGGTTTTCCTTGCTGCGTGATATACGTGTACCAATAGAAACCGTCGTCGGGTTTCTGTTGGTTGCACGCTATGCACGGCTTACGTTGCGGTCGACTCTTTACCTCACTCATCGACGACTGTCTCCTCTTCCTCACCCATTTCCCACGCTGTTCCGGCTACTGCGTCCGGCTCGGGCGACAGCTCTGGCATGAACGCGATCATCAACTCGGAGACCCCTAGCATTGGTGTTTCGGTCAGCACCAGAGTACCGTTCTGTTCGCCGGGAACGGTGCTCATCAGTCGTAGCAGGCACTCGGTGTAGATCTCAAGTTTAGGCTCTTCGTCCAAATGAATTCTGTGTTGACGTGTTCCCTGGAACGATTCTCGTCCCTGGTCGTAAGACTTGAACTGCAGCGTAGAGATTCCGCCGGACACATGCCGCACGAAAACCGATTCGAACGCATCGGCGAGACCGTGTTTCACGGTCCGCCGCACCAAAAGATCGCCAGGAATCATGCCGGTGCCGTACGCTTGCTCTTGGCCCGGCTTCCCGCAGAATTTTTCCTGCAAAATGTCGCGCGTGTTCTTCGCCGTGTCCGTCGCGA